ATATGCGTCTAATTTGATAGCTTTAATATGAGGAATTTCTAAATACCAATTATGCTCTTTATATTCAAACTGAATATTAGTAGCTTGACCAAAATTAAAATCAATAAATTTAACATTGTTCATATACTCAATATCAAGAAGCTTTTTAATATAATCAATATACCAATCATACACTTCCTTTTCTTTATACTTCTTTCTCTTATCAAGCTTGTTACCGTCTGCATCCTGATTCTTTGATAACATATTTAACCATTCTCTACACGTTTTAATCGTAGAAGGTTGATCAAGCAGCATATACTGAATGTTCTCTTTATAAGTGCGAAATGCCTGTTGTTCAATAAGATCATATTCGTTCTTCATATCATCCAACGCAAGTTTCTTTGCAGACAATCTTCTTTCTGCTTGTGCAAACTTATTTAATGAACCCATTTCATATTTGCCATTATAGCTGTATGTGTCATTTTTATATACTAAAGACATTAATCGTTCACCTCGCTTTAATATTCTCTCTTTATAACCAAAAGAAACCTGAATTTACTGTTATTGCATATCATTTAATTCTTTATTAATATCTTTCTCAACTTCTCTTCTATATTTCTTTTTAAATAATCTACGATTCTTCTTTTTCATCTTTCTCCAACCATTGTGATTATTTGCCCAACAAGCATAATCATGGGAGAACCAAGATTGATGATTTTCAGAAAATTGTCGTCTTTTAATCTCTGATCTCATAAAACTCCTTTACTTACAATTCCCAAGTCCAACTTTATAATCGTCTTTTACATCAATAGTTACTTCTCTCTGAAATTTTCCTTCCTTATTATAAAGGGATAAATAATATCTATTGCCACGTTGCTCTAAAACAACATCCTCATTCTCGAATAGTTCAACTCGTTTCTGTTTCTGTACTGATTTATTCTCTTGTTTATCTAAAAACATTTTTACAACATCTAAAGATACAGGATATATTTCTTCAAGAATACATGAAATGTCGTTATCTAATTTGTCATTAATCGTATGTTTATCAACCGCTCTAATAACATCGTCTTCAAATAACAATCTGTTTGCCACTTTAATATTCTCCTTTCCACTCACCCAACTCATAGAAGTCATCTATCTGGTAATCCAACTTTCTAACCTGTTTTCTCAACTCATAATCTTCTTTCTTACTATCTGTTCTCTGACACCTCTTCCATAATTCATCACGCTGCTTAGTTAATTCTTCATATTTATCCGACATATCAATCTCATCTACAACAGAAATTTCAATCTTTTCGCCGCAATGAGGACAAAACTGGATTGGATAATTGTCTGTTTGTTCCCATTCATCTTCATACGATGTAATGACTTCTGTATGTGAAGTGCAGAATCTTGGAATGTATCTTTCGTCACCCCAACAATCATCGCTATGAACCAAATCTTCACCTGTAAATATAATTGCTTTATCATTCTGAATTTCATCACAACAATGTGTGAATAACTTGTACTTGTACGAATGAGTATCATTGAATTTTAATTTGATTAATTCTATTTTCATTTCTTTATTCTCCTAATTTCCTGCCACACCAAGAACAATACGCAATGTATTCTTTCTGATGAACAAATCCGTCATCATACTCATCCCATTCAGATGTTTCAATATCCAAGTAATATTCATTCGTTAATGGATCAATATATATTATTGTCTGGTGAATCATAATCACAACGATTACACATATTTATTCTCCATTCTTTTTATTTTCTGTGGTATTCTGGCTGCAAAATCCATCAACAAAAATTTTAAAATTGGTATATAATTCTTCAATCGAATCAGCTACCATACTTGTACAAGGATTGCTCATAAATAAACTATACTGCTTGTTCTTATCTAATCCATTAGTGTCCATATATTTTGAAAATGCATCCAAACATGTTCTTAGATAATTACATGCTGAAGCATATGTTTCGAACATATATGTCGTTTCGACTTCAAGCATATATTCTTTTTTCTGCTTATCATATGTAATATCTATATCATTCATGGTATACATATTGGCTTTGTGACCAGATAAATCATCCCAACTTGTTATTCCCCAAATGAATTTCCAATCATCTGTTTCCATACAACAATCTCCATATTTCTTATCCATCGCTTCATTGTACTTTTCTTCTTTTCTATATGCTCTCTCTGTTCGCCAATAATCAATTTGTTTGAATGGAAAAAAATTGGCAATTCTGCCATAGTATATATTTGATAACGAGTTACATTTACCAATTGGATAACCAGATTCATCTTTATTCCAACTGTCCATACAAGCATAATCGTGATTCTTGTTAAGTTTTCTATATTTGCAAAAAATACAACTATATTTTTCTAATAGACTCATAAAATATTCTCCTAATTCATTAATCTAATTTCTCGAAAATCATCATCGGCTTTTACACCATTGATATAAGCATACCAACCTCTAAGACCTTCTTCCTTAGAGATTGGATATTTATGCTTAATGTTCATAACAACTTCGTAATTGTCTGGATAGTTTTCGAGAATGGATTTTAAATCACCAACTGAAATACTGCTCACATAACTACCTCGCTCTATCACATTCATTAAAATCTAAAAGCATCTTGTATTTGTATTCTCCAAACCTTCTTTCCAACGCTGTTTTGCTTTATCAGTATCCCAATTAAAAGGCATCATATGATAATTGATAAGGAAACATGTATCTAAAACAACATCAGAATCAACATGATACATAGCTGTCATATATTGGTATGAACCATAACAATGATGCTGATAATAATGAGCTATTCCATTTTCATCAAATGTTTGTGTACTCAATTTGCCTAAATCATGATACAAAGCACCTATTCTGAATCTTGCAGGACAAGAATATTTTGTACAAAATAATCTCGATGCATATTTACAGTGTTCAAATAAATCCATTGTGTGATGTGGGTTTTTCTGGTCAAATCCTCTTATATCTGGAATATCATTTGGTTCATAATTATTTAATAAATTATGAATGATAATCTCATCGAATCCTTCCTCATAGAACGGAATCTGGAATTTTCTAATCTGCTTATCCAACACAAAGTCAGGTACAGGGTGTTCTCTATGTAAATTATCTTCTTTACACTGTTCAAACGGCTTTGGTATAATTACACATACTTTTCTGACATTTAAACCATTTACTTTCATCATAATTGCTCTGCGAGATTTCATAGTCAGATTAGTTGCATCTGCGATTACATTCTTTTTATTCTCTAAATTCTTGCGTATTCTATCATGAAAAATCTTAAATACTTCTTCATTATGTTCTTGGTCTTCGTAATTACCAGTCAATTCTTCACGAATTGCGTCTGATGATACGATTATTGTATTTGGATTCTCATTGGCAATCTGAGTGGCAATGGTTGATTTACCACTACCACTCAAGCCACACATGATATACAATGTAGGTTTATTCATAAATAACTCCTATCCGTTATGCTTTAATAAATACTCACGACTTACATTTTTAAAACTCTGTTGCCCATCAATACTGCGATATACAAAACCCTCTCTCTTAACCTTTGGATTTAACTCACTATATCCATCAGCTTCAAGTTTCATTTCTTCCATAGTCTTAGGTAACTCATAAGCCGTATCAATAATTGGCACACTTGTTAATCCATGACTCTTACAAAAATCAGCCATTTCTACAGTTCCAAGTCTTATACCATCAATAATCAGATTGAATACAAATAACTTATTCTCCGTAAATTTATATGGATTGCCCTGAACTGAGCCAACTCCTTCACCTTGTAACACAACTCTGTTATAGTCATTCTCTGTTGCAAACTGCGTAAGAATCTTTTCAATGTCATATTTATCAGCCAATTCCCAATAAATATTTGACTCGTGATAACAAGCCTGTTCTCTATCAGCCTGTCTTACATTTCTACTGCATACAATAAAATCAAATTTGTTCTTGCCCTTCTTCAATCTATCAACTGCAAATGTGCAGCTTGTGCCATCGCATTTCTCAGTCTTAATCCACTTTTCGGTACTCTGAAGATAAAATGGTGCATTCTCAATTCTCGTCTCATCTGTTTTGACAATCCAATCTGGGAACTTCTTTGGATTATCTTTCTTGCGACCAAACAATAAAAACATAATCTTACGACCAATGCTGTATCTCATAATCCTTCTTACAATTGGGTTAGCGAATAACTTTGGTCTACGCTTTGCCATTGATTTATATTTAGCATTTGGATCAACCTTATTGGTCTTTCTTGCAGCATCCTCTTCAGAAGCATATGTAATCTTCAAAGCTTCTGTAACATCATCACCAATATTTCTATCCTCTAATTCTGGGAAAAGTGATAATGGTAAGGCTAATCCCTGGCTAATTACCTTGAACTTGCCAAGTTTCATAGTCTTAACTTTGAATTTCTTATTTGCTAAAAATGCAAATCTCTCATCTGTTTCAGGGCACTTGCTGTCAATTTCAATATAAACAGCCATATCCCCTACATTAAACTCACCCTTCTTAGCGATACAAACCCACCCTAAAACTCCAATAAGTTCAATATTATCAGCTCCTTCAATCGGGCTGATCCACTCAATCTTTTCTACATGTGCTAATGCTCTTTCTGCCATTTCAGTACCTCTCTTTCTATTTTCTATGTATTTATTCTCTCTTTATCGTTCAAAAATTCGAAGGAAATGCTTCTTTCATCTTATCGCATAACAATCACTTTTATTGTCGCAGAACTCAATTACATCGATCATAGCAACATATC